ATAGTTGCCATACTACAATCCTAAAGACTGCTGGGCAACCACACTCCAAAACACACCTTTAAACGCACACAGACGCCTGTATATAGAAAATATTTGACATTGGGTACAAAGGTGCTATATAGTTGTGGAAATGGCAACAAAATATGCAATAACAATATCGTTTAATGAGTACTGCGGTCAAGAAAGATCACGATTCCTTTTCAGCAGGATATGGTCCAGGGCCTGTAAGAGGACAGGTAGAAAATTCACGAAGCCAGTTGGTTATGGTGCTGTTGATCGAGGTGTCAATGATAAAACACATATTCATATTATTGCTGAATTAGAACATTTACAAGATTGGTTTTTAGAATGCCTACAAGAAAGTTGTAAGCATTTTAATAAAAGATTTGAAAGTTGGAGTCGAATCTTACCAGAAGATGAAGAGATTGGATACTTCAAATACATAGATTCCAAACGCATAGCCAATAACTCTGTTATTTGGTAATACCTAATATCCGTCAGTGATTTGGGTTTAGAGCGATCTGTATAATCTATATCCACATCCAAAATATCACACCATACCCGACCCATATCACACACCATACCCGATCACACCATTGACACACACGCTCTGATACAGTATAATCACACTATGGATCAATTACACCGTTCACCCAATTATAGGCAACACCAGGATCACACTGTGCGTGTGGTATCAACTGACTCTGACCAACTCTACAGGTTGGAATGTGCTGAATGCACACGCAGAAACTTCATAGCCTGGTTGAATCCGCAACAGGCACAACTGGTATGGGAGGTCATAGATGCTGGTCAGTGATGCGATCGAACACATACACACCTGGTCTGGCCGTCACCGTGACATCGAGCTCACTGATCGACAACTGTTCCAGATCACAGAACACTTCATACGACACTTGCCGCGGGATCACCAGGTACCTGGTGCTGTTTGGAATCAAATGGTGGGTGAGATGGCCTGGTATCAGGAACACGGCCGATTGACGCCACGACAGCGTGTGTGGTTGATGCACCACCTAGCGGAACGGATCCGATAAGACCAGTGCCCCAATCCAGACAAATGTTTATAGCCAGGGCACTGATCCGTATATCAGGAGATATACGTCGATATTTAATCAGGAAATTTGTAACTGCAATACAGGCACTTGAGGGTTCTACGGCCCTGCCAGTACTTGGCCAATCGTCCCGTGTGGATCCTGCGCCTACACAATGGTGATCGCCGTGGCACGGCCCAGTCGTAATGGGTGTTTAAGTTGCGGAAACCACGGCCCTCCGTCCTGCCAGCGGGTTTCCGTCGATAACCCAACTCCTCAAGTCGTTGTTCGAATAGGGATTGTTTCATTGCTCACTGACCTCACAGGTATTTAAATATCTCTATGCACACGGATGGGAAAAAGGCGATCGTTTGGTTCAATGGTCCATCAGCACGACAGTTCTGGGACATAGATCCGTTTCCAGTGGAGATAGGATGCAACTTCATAGAACAGCACCGAGACGTCGATCACGTGTGTGCCTATGACCGGCAGTGCATCGAACAGATCCAGCAGAGCCCGGGAGTCAAATACTGGACCAGGCACGCCATGCGATCAGAATCTTGGCCAGCACCAGAATCCACACATCAACCATTCGACAGCGGCACACTTGCGGTGGTGGTGGCACACCAACTGCGTGTGGAGAGCATGTACATCATAGGTTGTGATTGGCAACACACCAACGAGAGCGTGTTCGATCAGGTGTACACCTGGAGGAACTACCAGCCTCGGAAGGCCAGCCTGCCCAAACAGAAATTGCTTGAACGCATAAACCTGTCAGTGCCAATAACAATGGTCACAGATCGACCGTGGAGGATGGAGGTTGATTTCATTCCACCCCGAGAATTTTTAAGAGATATTAAGAACTAGGTACTTCAGTGTTGTCGTCGAAGTATCGCCAAACGCCACCTGCATAATAGGCGGGTTTTGTTACTGTGGAATCACCATCGCTCATCATCGCCATCATTCCGTCAGCCAAGTTACTGACAGCGTAGGCCGCCGTCCTTGTGATGGGATTGAGTTTGATGATGTCTTCAACGGCCACGATGCCAGTGGCAGGATCCAGTGTCAAGTCAGTTGAACCGCTTGAGTTGATCTCGTCCGGCATCTGTGCCGAAGGCACTTTGGTGTTGGCATCCAATGAAGCCACGCCGTTGACGGCGCCCCTACCATTGATCACGTTCTGTAATTCTAAAAGTGCGTTGTATAATTCTACCCTTGCTTCTGCCGGTGAATCATCAGCACTGTCAAGGTGTGTTGTTGTTACGTTTCCTACTGTGGCCCAAGCCATTGTTTTCTCCTTGTGTTAGTGTTATTTAAACTACTTCCCACCTGCCCAACTGTAAATCAGTGACGAATTCCTTACTGCTGGTGTGTGTTTCCAGGCATCTCCATCTCCTACGATTGTGTAGCCTGTATTGGTCCTTGGTCTGTGTGGCGAAACGCACCCAAGGTGCTATGTCTGGTCCTTGGCTGGACACACCACCGTTGGTTTTGGTTATGGTTTCATCAACCTTGTTGAGATCGTAGTGTTTTGCATTGCCAGAACCCTCGATCCTGAATATTTCAAACGCATTACCAGAACTGATGTAGGTCTCGCCCAAGAGGCTGTGTGCTACCAAAGGTATGCCAAACACAGTGAAGGTGCTGTTCTCACTGGGTGTCTTGAACACTATGCTGGATCTCTCACGTGAGATGTAGTTGGTGCTGGATGACGCCGTGTTCCTGGCGCCAGTGGTCAATCTGTTGAAGCCGGGAGGCATACCACCTGCCCAAAATATCCTGTTGTCCGCCTCTGACACAGCACTGACGAACCATATCTTCCATTTTGCCCTGGTCACATCACTGCCACTGGTGTGTGTGACGCCATCGATGGCGGCATATAATTGGATTGATCTCAATTCGTCCGTGGCCATCACACTGTCAGCACTGATGGCGAAACTGACGGTGTCAGCACTGTCCAGTCCTAAACTTGTGAGGCTGTCATCTGTGCCCGCGGATGGACTGTGTCCATTTAGGCCATAGTATGCGATAATTCGTGGTGGTGTCTCTGTGGAACTGTCAGCACGTTCTATCTCCGATATGTTCACATACAAGGTACCATCGGTTGGTAGGTCAAGATCAACAAAGATCGGGGCACCTTGTATGTTTGATCCTATGGTGCCTGTCCTATAAGTTGTTATCTCTATGGGATCACTGACGTTACCACGTGGTGTGGTCTTGGTCTGGATGCTGTCTGATTGGGTACCGAAGTATTCCTTAACGGTCTGTTCCGCCTGTCTTGTCGAAGGCAAACCAAAACTGCTGGCCGAACCACCAGAGCTGGCCAATGCACCCGTCCTCTCTAGTGCGGGCCTGTACACAACTTCTTCGTTGGCCTTGATCTCCTTGATGTCAGCGAAAGGTGTTGTGAAATTGACCAATTTGTGACCGAGATCCTTGATGTAAGGCTCACCACTGGCGTTAGGTGTGATGATGTATCCAGGTGTGTGTAATGACAGTGTTGAAGATGTTGAAGTGTTGACAGGATTGGTAAGTCCTGAATCAGCGAACAGTTCTATCTCTGTGGTGCTCCTGACTCGGACGTGACTGATACCGTGTAACCGGTGTGAGTCAAAGGCATCAACGTTGCCTATGGTTCCGGTACCTGTGTTTGGATATGATCCTGGGTTCCTAAACAGTCCTGGTCTAACCATTATCTTGTCTCCATCGCTGAGACCGTGTGCGGTCCTGGTTGTTAGAATAACGCCAGCACCAGCAGATGAGTTGTCATCGATGGACTCAATCATAATTGTGTTGCTGTTACCAAGTCTGAAATCGTGATCAAATCTTTGGCCTGTTTGACTGTTCCTTTTGAATGAATATATTCCACCCTCGTACACAGTTGAACTGTTATCACTGACCTCGTAGTAAGGCAGTCCCATGAAGAAACGTCTTTCACTGTTGTCGTTGGTCTCTAACTCTTCGGCCAACAGTTGTTGATCTATGGTATATGCTATCTGTAAAATACCCCTTGGCCTCATGCCTTGGTTGTTGGCACTGTTGCCTGAATATGTGTCTACTTTCGTTGCGTCCAACATAGTGGCACTTTCCGTGATCTGCTCGGTGGGTAGGTAACCAGCACTGGGTAATGTGAGGCTGTAATTTGTGCTCTGTGTGGTGATGAGACCACTACCAAATGGTCCATCATCCTTCAATTCCGTGATGGGATTCAAATCAGTGATCAATGAATGTATGCCTGAAGCACGTTCATCCGCCTTCCAGGCCGCGTATTGCGTTGATCCACCTAGCCTATCCTGACTGCCCTGTCCATATGCACACAAGAAACCATCCGTGGTTGTGATGTCAAGATTCTTGAAACCGGTGATCGGTTGATCAAATGATATTGAGCCTGTTGTGACTTCTATCTGACTTTTTGGATTTATCCACCAGTAAGTCCAATTGCCCCAGGTCTGTGGTATAAGTTTCAGTTGTCTTGGTTTAGGTGGTGCCACGTCTATGAAACTGATCAAGGTGTTTATGTCCCATTCACTGTTCGAATTCAAAACGTTGTAGTCTGCGTAATACGATCTCGGATCAAAATCGATCAACTGTTTGTCGGTTGTGGATGCATCGGCATCCTTTCGTATCTTGAATCTTGTGATGTTGCAACCAAGCAGGTAATCTCCTGTGCTGTCTCCAGTGGTGTTACCACCAATCACGAAATTGTTTGAAGTGTTCCTTACACCAGCACTGGCACTCGTGGTTGAGTCAAGCACGCCAGCCACATAGATCTTGATCTCACTGTTTTCATATACGACCGCTATGGCGATTGCGTCATCAACACCTATGGTTGCAGTAGAAGTGATTGAGTTGAGACTGCTTCCATCGTGATAGTAGAACTTAAACTTCCTGTTGGCGTCAATGGTGCCCGCGTAGTCAACAGTCCTTGTGGAACCGTCGTCTGTCAACAGACCACCTTCACCAGAAGCGAAGATGACTCCCTCGTGTGCGGATTGGAAATTGTTTGTTGAGGTACTGCTAGAGTTGATAGTGATGGTTGTGTCGATACGCCATTCTGACCTGTTGGTCAATCTCAATGCGTCAGTGTAGTTGATCCTGATGTAGCCATTGTTGGTCTCATCAAAGGTGAAATTGTTGGTTGTATCTATGGCAGTTATCGTGAAGTGTGAACCACTGCCGTTGCCCAGGTCGTCCCAACGACCGTAATCTGTGGGCCAAATTATGTTGTCTACCGTGTCTCTCCATCCTGATGTTATTGGCATTATATCTCTCCTGTGTCGTTTCTCTGGATCGTATCTGGTGTTGTCACATTAGTGCCGGCACCTCCACCACTTGATATGCTACTCAATGAACCATCCATGTAGTTTTTTGGAAAAGGGAACACGTTGTCCTCGAACTCACCACCAAAGTAGGCCTTGGTGCTGACAGTGGTGCTGGCGAAAGCACTAATATCGCCCCTCCAGTTAGTGGCCCTCACACGTACGGTCAGTTTCTGACCAGGCACGAAGAATTCCGTGGACACAGTGAATTCTTGGTTCCTTGTGGTGCCAAGGCTGACAAACTGTTCATTAGCATCGGTGTTCTTCTTGACCTGTACTTCATACTGGTTGTTGTTGGCGTTGATGTTGCCATCTTTCCAAGTCACAAGCAGGTCGGACCTGTTGCCCTTGCCCAACACCAACCCGGGTGTGGCCTTGCTCCGCACCAAAAGACCTTGTGGTTGACGGAATCTGTTAAACACTGGATTGATAGCATTACGCTTCCGTATTTTGTTTACGACGAATCTGTTGAACGAAATCTGGTTGTCAAATAAGTTTACATCATCGAAATCATAGTTTTCTGGATAGTGCCTGAAGGCACTTATCTCTATGTCGCCGTCTTGGTTCAAGGTGATAGTGGTAATTCGAAACATGTGATCAAAAAGCAACGTCGTGCTGGTCACACGTATCAGATCGCCTGCGGTCAGATCACTGGCGGATTCAGTGGTCTTGAACGAAATGCTCTGCTGTCGCCTGCTCTTGGCCACCAACACTTTGGCATAGTGGGTGGCGTGGGCGGCGTTGACGATACCAGCGTTGGTTACATTACCAATCAGGTCTATATCATTGTCTTCTCTCTTGAAAAGTGAATATTGGGAATCAGTCTTTGGTGGCCAAATAACAGAATTGTTCTGTGACCTTTCTTCTATATCTGTATAATTGACTTTGATCTGATTGAATGTGTTGTCTAATGCCCCACCGGTGAAAGTGATACCATCTATGATGTTGTCATCAGTAAAAGTCATTGTGTGGCTGGCCTTGAGATCTGAATCCGAAGGTATGTCATAACTGTTGTCCGGAGTGCCGGCGTTCTCTATGGTCAATTTGAATTTGCCATTTACGAACGGCATTATACCACCCATGCTGGTCAATATACGATTTATATTTTCAAGGTGTGTCCTGCCTGTGTCTATCACGAACTGCCTGTAGTAGACCGAATTTGGGTATGTGAGTCTTCCGTCACCAACCGCTTCGATGCCAACGTTCCTCCTAAACACCAGATTAGGATAGTGTTGTATGGTTCCAACGCCGTCATAGATCAATTGGTAGTTGTTCGTGGCAAAATTACTGCCAGCAATACTGTTCTCTGACCTCAATCGGCCACAGGCCACGGCGGCATTTATGAAACTGTTTTGGTCTATCTTGCTCAAAGGTATACCGGCACCATATCGGTCATTCAACATGTAGTCCAAGAGTATTTCCACAGGATTACCCGACACATCATAACCGTTTTGCCTTGTGGCAGTGTGTGAATACGCTCCACTGGCAAAGGTCACTGACCAATCCGCGGGTGCTGGCATAGTGGCCACCACACCAGTTGATGTTGTGTCCGTGTCGTGTTCATAGCCTGGGTCTGAATTTTTCTCCCTGACCAACTTGGGAACATTCTTGCCTGGTGCCATCACTACAACCCTTGGTAGACCAGAGAAAGGGTTGGTAAGGTTGTCACCGTTCTCGTCCGTGATCTCATCGTTCGTCCATTCGAACCTTAAGGCTATGTATTGTATTCCCCGCAATCTATGGTCATCATTCCAACGTGGGCTCTCTTTCAAAAGGTCCGATGCTGGCTGTGAATCACTGCCATCGAACAATTGGAATCTTACCCTGTTCTTGAACGTGCCTGTCTTGACTTCATAGGTGGGTGGCTGTCTTAAAGCAGGAGTACGATTACCAAATATTTGCCTACCACCGAATCTTGGATAACCATCGCCCGGAAATGTTGTATCATTGACTGATACCCCTTGTTCAAATATTGTGGTATAATGTGCAGGCTTGTAACCCTTTACTGATCTGGCAGTCTTGATGTCACACACCTGGTCATCTATTATCAAATTCCATAATCTTGAGCCGTAGTTGTCGTCCTCTGTCATACCAAGTCCTATCACACCACACATGTACAGATACTGATTCTTGTCTCCAGCGGTGTCAACGAAAATGTTCTTGACCGCACGTTCCACGAATTTGCCATAACACACCGGTATCGCCTTGTTGCTGGGATTGAAATCTACGGTGGTGGCCTGGTCGATCGCGGACGACTGCATTGCATCATTGTACAAGTCTGGTATGTCAAACCCACCAGTGAATGGACCGGTCACAAGGTTAACAACGCCCTTGACCACCCCAACGACAGTGTCAATC